AGAGTGTGATAACCTCCAGCGTTTCCATCAACCCAATTCCTAACTACAAAATCCACCACAATAGCACCGCCAGCCCTTGCGACTGTAATAGCATCATAAGTGGCATAATCATACTTGGAGAGATTCAACCCTCTGCCATCGTATAGCAGCGAACCATCTATAGCATTTCCAAAATAATCATTTATTCCATCTGGAGATGGAAGGCATATAGTATCACTACTGATTTCTGGTGTCGTTCTGGTTTCTATTGCTCCGTGTCGTCCTGTTGTTTGGGCTGTTTGCCATGTTGCTCCGGAGATGGTGGCTGCTTGGATTAGGTACGATTGAATTTTAATTATTTTTATAACAAACGCATTACGTCCATCAAAATAGAGGCTCCCATACTTTCGTGAAATATTTATTTCCTCGAGAAAAAATCGAACTGTTTTTGCAGGATTAAATAATACTGGATAAGACGCTCCGATATTTCCGTATATTCGACCAAATACCGAACCAGATACTATTTCATAATCTATTTGTGTTAATACTGGAACGATAGTTGAACTAATATCGATTTCTTCATTTAAACTAAATCGAGGTCGGGAATTATTCGTCCCTACTGCCGTAACCGATATTTTTGCTGTCCCATTATCCCATGTTAATGTACTCGTTTCATCTCCCGATGTAATAGTTGTTCCATCTAGGTCAGTCTCAAATGATTTTGTATATGCTGCTGCTAGTAATTCAGCCCACACATCTACCACATATTTCCCAGCACCCTCACCACAAGTGTAGCAACTTCCTGAACTTATACCAAGTGCTGCAAAGGTTTCATCTCTGTTAGCATTAGGATTATTCAGCAGCCAATCAAAGTTTGCTTCTGTCAGTTCCTTTGGAAATTGATATATGTTATAAACGCCACCGTTCATGTAGTCAGTACCAACTTTCCCGACGTTCACTTTCCCGATAATATCATCAGGATTGCTAAAGCCTATTAAAGACCAATCGCCTTTGGATTGTTTGAACGTGGTTGAAGTAGATATGCCTGTTGTTTCTACTGTGCCTGAATTAAGCGACATGGATTCTGTACCGCCATCAACTTCCATAAGTGGCTGTGTCGTAGTTGCAGGTTTGTACATGGCTGCATAAGACTTGAAAGTTGTGGACGGGAGTTGGATAGAATCGTTTACGCCATCAAGGTCTAGAAAAGTTCCATCATAAACCGCCGATTCTTTCCCAAAGAAGTCTTTCCAAACCAATGTATTGTCATCTTTGATAGTTGGTTTATCTGTAAAAAAATAGCCGTCCCCGACCATTGATTTCATAATTCCTGCTATTCCACTCTTAGCCTTATTTATATGATTTCCAAAAGTTAGCATAAATCACCTATATTTTATATGCTATTAATGTACCGCTTACCTGTGTAATTGATGTGAAATGTCCAACTATCGTGTTGTAGATTGTTAATGATGTTATTGCATCTGAATTAGTGGCTGTTGCTGTTAATTGTGCCGAAACTCCGTCTATCGGGGCAACTGCACAGAAATTACCAGTTACTGTACCTGTTGTGATTATTTCAAAACCATTACCGCCAAGATTAGCAGTCAGATTTTCTTTTGTAGTCATTCCTCGAACTGTTTTAGTCATGTCAACTCCTAGAAATTTGTTCTTGTTATTCGTGTATTTACGTGTTTAAAATCTAATTCACAGATTTTGTCTGCACTTGCCATTATTGAAATTGAATCGTATTGTGCTAGTTTTAAAGTCAGAAAAGTCGTAACCGTTCCAACTTCACCAGCAAATTTCAAAAAACCGCCACTTGACTGATCTTGATAAAGACTGTCATCGTTCAAAAATAATAAATGAAAAGTTGTCGAAGCCGAACTACTTGCCAAAGTTGCACAAAGGTCAATGTCGAAATATTGCGTCATTGAACCTGTGTAAACTAATCGTCCGTTTGCAATTTTAAACCCGAATTGAGGGGAATTGATAAATTCACCTTCTATAATGTGGGCAGAATCAGCCTTGATTATCGTTGTCGTATCATTTCCGGATAAGTAAGCGTAGGTAAATGTTTTTTCACTATTAAGAAAACCACCTAAGTTTTGACAGTATCAGCATCTTTGTAGAATGCTTTCAAATTACCCATGTAAATTATAGGGGTATTGATATTTTTGGTAATTATTTTTTCTGCTCTTAATTGATTTACTCTTGTTTCTTGAGCAAATACTGAAGTAATTAAAAACAGAAATATAATTAACTTTTTCATGGCAACCTCATAAGCCCCCGAAGGGGCTATAAGTTTATTTCTTTTCTTTAAATGCTTTTTTCTGATCTGCTGTAGGTTCTTTGTAAAGCCGTCTAGTAATGAGAAAATCGTAAGCCTTTTTATCGACTTCAATTACTTCATTTTTAGGATTTACAATCAGCATTTTCTTTTCTGTAGTCATCTTAAAACTCCATTGATTTTTGAAGTTGAACTGTAAAAGTATCAACTGTCATTGATTGAATTTTTAATCTAAAATATCGATAATCTAAGATTGGGTAGTTAATCTTTGTGTCAACGAAAGTTCCTTCGGTTTGTACCTGTGTATTGGTAAGCGTTATAGTGTCAATTGCACCGTATTCATACCAATATGTAGCACCGACTGAGTTCTTACCGTTAGTCAAGTCTAAGAAAATTATACATCTAACAGAATCACCTGTGCTCTTTGTTGAAGTATCAGGAACTACAATATTTGTAATTGTCAAAGTCGAGGGAAGTTCTTTCCCCCGACCGACTTCATAAGTTAATGTGTAAAAACTTTCGATAGTGTCAAAAACCTGACTTAAACCGCTTGAAAACTTCATATCTTCATAACGCCAATCGCCAGCGAAAACAAAACTAATTATCAATAAGAATATAAATAGTTTTTTCATGGTATTACCTACGATACGTCAGATAAAAAGTAGCAACCCCATGTGTCTTCGAGTTTTACAATATCCCAATAGCCATTACAAGTTAATAACCAACCGTCACTTTTTGGATCTTCGGCAACTTTGATTTTCGCAATATTCTTGTAAGCCATTCCAATCGCCCCACGAGTATAAATTCCACCCGCAGCATCACCGCCAGAGCCGACATCTTCATTAATTTGATTAGAAGCATAAATATCAATTCCTGCGATATTGCGAACCCAACCATTATTTTTCATTGTTTCACCAAGCCCACCGGCATTTGCATCAGCATCAACAAGGATTGAAGATAATCCCTTAGATCCCCAAATTTGAGAAGGTGAAAGGATCCCGCTCATTTGCATAACATCACCGTCATTAGCCATTATATTTTTAATGGCTTTCATAAAATCTGCAAATGTCATTGTAACACCTGCACCCGCAAGGTCATTGCCTGAGTTGAAATCTGCAAATAAAGCCACAACTTCGGATTCAATTTTTGCCTGCATTCCATTAGCAAATTGACTTGATATTGTATTAATCAAATCGTAATTAGTTGCCTCTAGTGTAATTTCAGGTACTTTGGCGTGAAGTGCATGCCTTGTTACTGTCGCAGTCACCCCATCGGTTGTAATTTCTTTATTGGTATTGTATTCTGCTCCAAATGCTGGTGATCCAACATCGCCCGCCGAAATTTTTGAAAAAGATGGGAATATTGTTGAAATGCCTGCTTGTGCTGAAATATCTTTTGTTCTTATCGTCTGCATAATTCCACAATTCTGATTTAATTTGCGATACGATTCCGCTATAATCAAAGGGACTATGTCATTAATACTGGTTGGTGTCGTTTCGTTAGCCATTATCTAACCTCCTATTTAAAACCTTGTTCAATTCTCCATTTGTCGTAGGCTTCAGGATTTGTTTTTGCAAGTTCTACAGGGTCAAAATCTCCATTAACTCCAGCAATCGGCGTAAAACTTTGCCTTGTCTGTTTTTGCTGAAATAATCCCAAGTTTTGATATTCGCTAATTTTATCAAGCCCTGCAATTATTTGAGAATCTTCACCATCGAGTATAAATTCTCCATCTTTTTCAGTAGGAATTAAAATTTTATCTTTTAATTTCTCAAAATCTGGATGGTCTTTTACTCTTTTGTAAGTGTTGATGTAATCCTTTTTCTTTTCTTCAAAAACCTGCGTCTTGAATCCTTGTAACTCTTCTATTCGTTTGTTTAGTTCAGAAACTTGGTCAGTATTGGAAAGTTTTTCTTTTTCCTGAGAAAGAATAGAAACATTATTTTCTAACTCTCTGATTTTCTCTTTTCTGCTCATAGTTTCTTTTAAAAGAGTTCCTACGTCGTCGCTCAAACCTTGTGCGTTGTACTTTATACTAGATAAAGTTTCGCCAAGTTGAGCCTTTTGCTCTTCTGTCAATGCGGAGGCTATCTTCTCTACATTGTTAACAATCTTGTTATAATCTTCTTTTGACATCTGCCAATCCTCTTTTTTTTTAATTTAAGTAAATTTATTTTAAAATGCTAGTTAGTTAATTATATTTATAACCTTAAAGGCTGGATTAGTTATTTTTTCCTTACCTCCTATTAGGTCGACTAACCATTCATCATCTTCTACAAAAGTTCCTGAAAATTTTAGATAAATATCATCAATTAATGGCACATATGCAATCGTGCAATAGATCTCATCTGACCAAGTCGCTTTCATATCTGTAGAATACTGAAATTTTGCCGTTTCAATTTCACCTGCTGTTGTTATTTTGATATAAATCTTTTCACGGCTGGAACGATCTCCAGAACCAACTAATTGAATCACTCCAGTTGAGGTTGTTCCTTTTATTAATTGTTTAATATTCCCATTAAATTGATCTGCTGTGGTTTCAAAACTAAAAGAACGGTCTCCGTTTTTGTATTCCCAAAGAATGCCGCTTTCGTTTTCCTTATCCCAAACCATAGCAAGATATTTTTCCCAAAGTGGATTTTCAGGATCTCTAGATTGAATAACTTTAGAAATAGTTAAATAAATTGCCGAATCAATAATTGCTGAATCATAAGTCAGATTATTATATTGATCGATTGCCATCGGCAAAGGTCGTGGAAATTTCGAATCAATATAACTCTCTAAATCCATAAAAGCGTTATTCATCATGTAGGTTAAAAAGTCGTCCCATGCCATTGGTGCCGCTTGAATTTCATTATCCACCGGTGCAATACTCCCAGTGGTGTGGATGTATAAAATATTTGTATCTGAATTATAATAAAAACTTCCGGCATTAGAATCCACATCAGCGATGGAGATTTGCTCGCCTAAAGCCTGACCATCTTCATATACAATCCCATGGTAACCTGAAAAGGCAAATTCATAAACATTGGTCTGACCTGCTGTTTTTGTCCAATCGTTTATCGTCTCTCTTGAATCAAATTTTTCTAAATCTTTGAAATATTGCTGGACTTGTGTTATTGTGCAATATGGAAATGTCATTTTTTCCTCCTGATTACTGCTTTACCTTTTTCTAAAGTATCGGCTGGCATTAGAATACATCTGCAATTTTTACCACAAACTGTTGCCCCTTCTCCTGGAAGTCCGATTGCTGCCCATTCTTGAAAAGTTCTTGGCTCCATGTTATTTCTTTCTAAACAATCATCACATATTTTATTATCGCCAACTCCAACCCAGTCAAATAATCCTGTGCTATCTTCCAGTAGTGGGATTCTTGCAAAGTTTTCTATCCCATTTCTTTGTGTGGCTTTTATGTTTTTTCTAAAGTCTCCAAATAATTGACCGCCTTCGAATAAATCACGTCTTAACAATTCCAAAACTTCTTTTTTACCCATTCCGCCTGCAAGTTTTGACTTGATAAATTGTTCAATGGTTAAAATCTGCTTTTCGCCTTCCAAAACCATATCGCCAAACAACATTATTTCTATTTCTTTTTTAAGATTTTCAGGCATTGTTAATTTCTCTTTCAAGTTTTTGATTAACTGCTGCAAGTATTTTCTTTTCAGAATCTTTACTTATCCCCCAAAATTCACGTTTTGGGATTGTTGGAGTTCCAAAATTATTATATACTACTTTATTAATATTGTTCGGGGAAGGTTTTAGCGTTGCTGTTTGGTGTGTTTTTGTGGCTTTAGATTTTATCATTTTATCAGCGTTTTTCATGTTTCCAGTTTCCAATAATGGATGATCAAAACCTTTTTTCTTTATTGTCATTGGGGCATTTCTTTCAAAACTCTTCCCCATGTTACCACCTTGATCAATCCCTTGTTCAATATCGGCAGCAATCATATCAATTCCGATATTTAGTTCACGTGATAAATCCAAAGAGATATTATTAAGATTAAAATTTTTAGTTACGTTTAATTTCATCTTTTAACTCGTTACCGTTTTTCAAGGCTGATTTATAAAGAGGTCGATTATCTTCAATAATTCGAATAATTACATCTTTGATGACCTTTTTCGGTTCTTTCATTAATTTATCGATATTGATTGATTTTAGAATTTTATCAATATTCTCATTAGATTTATCTCTTAATAAATCCTGTTTATCCATCAATTTTAAAATTTTATTCTCCAAAGATTGACCCTATTGTTGTTTCTGATTGTTCTTTTATCTCTTTTTCTTTACTTGCCTGCTCGATTAAGAGTTTATATTTCATTTCAATTTCTTCTTCGGTTATATCTGGGTTCTCCGCTTTCCAATAATCTGCTCTTGTTTTAAGTCCGTTATCAAATTCAAATTGCCATTTTCTTAATTTCTCTTCTTGTGAAATAGGCATTTTAATCTCTGTAAAATCCACCCGCAGATCTTTGAATTTAATATTAGAAATTTTTTGCTCCATTTCAAAGATAGATTGTTCCCAACCTCTGCAAATATCTATCATGTCCTCAACATCGTTTTGGTTATCGAGATTTTCCACGATTAATTGAAAACCTGAAGTGTTTCCTGACATTCCCCAATTTTCACTTAAATTTCGTGAGCGTTCAGCGGCTTGTTGTTGAAATTTTATCCATTCGGAATCTATTGTGAAATTATGGTCATTTCCTAACTGCCCGACTGTCGCCTCTGGATCTGTCAGGTTCAAAATTGAATCATAATCAAAAAATGCCTGAGTGTCTTCGAGATCTGCACCTGATACATAGTTGTTTTTAAATGATTGAAATTTAAACTTATCAACGGCAGCCGTAAGGTTCACGTTCAATACTTCATTAGCATTTACAATATCATCAGCGTTTCCAGCAGTATTATAAAAATCATCTATTAAATAACGATTCCTTAACCAAACAATAGGAATAAATCCGTAAGGGTTGATATTATCTTCCCAACCAAAAACAGTTGGGTCTAAAGGCATCATTTTATTATCCATGAAGTAATGATTTTCCTCATCCCAATATTCGTAAACAATAGTCTGCCCTTTTTGAGATATTGGATATTTTACAGCATAAGGTTTTAACAAATCTGCATCATTGAAAAAACAAGTAAATTCCCGAATCATTTGATATTTAAAGACTTCATCAAATTCAATTTTACAACCGATTATACCCAGTAAATTTGCTTGTTTCTCTCCTTCTTTAAGAAACTCATTTTTATTTTTTGTAAGAGCGTTATATTTATCGTTGGTTTCTCCACCAATGAATCTTTTCGGAAATTGCTTATAAACCATTGATTTTTTCTTGATTATCTTATAAGTGATGTTATTCATTCTCCAAAGAACTTTACGCACTTTAAATTGCAAATTTTTCTTAATATAGTCTATCTGATCGCCATTGTAATAATCAATCAACTTCTTTGTATTTTGCGAACGTGATATTTCTTCCGCCACTAAACTTTCGTTGTAAGATTTCTGCAATGCTTGTAGTCCTAATTTTGGAATCATAGTTCACCTATTAAATTTATAGTTGTTTGATATGCCTGATAAGCCTGATCTGTCAAGTTTAATCCACCTTGCCACCTAACAAAGTAATCATCATCACAGAAATTAAAAAATAGTGGATATAGCGAATCACCTTCATTCATTAAAATTACATCTCTCATTTTCTCAAAATTAACCTTATCAGTTGGATTTATATACTGATAATCCAAAATAAATTGTTTTCTTACCTCATTTTGAGTAATCAATGAATCTTTTTTTCCTGTAATGGTCTGATTAATTATTCCTGAATAATTTGATGTCCTGTTTATGCTCAATTCCGGGTCGTGGTTTGTCTCAAATTTATTACCTAGAAAAATATTACCAATTTGCAATTTTGTAAAACTTCCAGAAGTTGAAAAGACTATTTTCCAATATCGCCAAGTTGCTTGGGTAAATTCCTCTATATGATTATCTGCTGTCGTAGGACTTGAAAAAGAACTTATTAATGAATAACTAGAATCATTATTCGAACCGTAAATATTACAGGTAGTCGCTCCCGTTGTGTAAAAGTTTCCCAATGCTATTGAATCACATTGTTTTCCAGAGCCGAAGTCAATTTTAATAAATACCCCTGACGCTGGCGAATTATCCAAAAATAAATTAAACCTTTTCGGATCGTTAAGATTAGTTGCAGGATTGTCAACCTCCGCAGTTCCTGAATAAGTTACAGTCGCATCAATTAGATTTTCATAATAGAATTTCATTTATTTCCTTAGTAAAATACCGTTATATTTTTTTACATTTTCAATCGGCACTCCGTTAATTTTCGATATTGTATTTAGGTCAATTCCGTTTATTTTTATTGCGAACTCTTCGGCTGTACTGAAAGGATAAAAAAGCCCGTCGCCACTATTCCATAAGGTAGAAACGTCATCAGCACTCAAAGCCTTAGCCCATACCGTTAATTCATCAATTTCTCCGTCGAAATAATTATCAGAATCATAATCATCATAACCAACTACAAAATTCCCATAATAATCGGTACTGCAGCCTAATACGCTTTTTTGATTTAAATTTCCATCTATATATATATATGCTGAATCTGCAACGCTGTCTTTTACAAATGTTACCATGTGCCAATTACCATTATTTAACAAGGCGGTTGACGTGAACATATCAAAGGATGATTGGCTAAAAGCACAGTACTCATACCATGCAATATTCCCATTATAAATATAAGAATCGGTTTCCTCTACGTCATCAGCAGATCTGCCCGCTGTTATGATATAAGCAGGGGTTGTAGTCATTACCGTTTTAACCCAAAAATTCCAAGTATAAACATCAGACCAACTAAAAGTATAGGATTGCAATAAATTGCTACTACTCCCATTAAAAGAAGCCGAATTATTA